CTTTCGATACAAATAATTTAACAGTATCACCAAATGGTTCCGAAAAAATTATGGGAACAGCCGCAAGTTTAACTGTAAGCATAGAAAGAGCCGGTCTAACTCTAGTGTATACTGATAGTACTCAAGGTTGGCTGCTCAAGGATAAATAATCCTTATGGCTACTTATAAAGAGATACAGGGTTTTACAGTACAGAACCTCTCATCAGACTCTACCTCAGAGGGACAAGTTTTTTATAACACCACAGATGACAAATATAAATTAATTGTAGCAACAGCATCAGATGCTTGGGCAACAGGTGGAGCTATGAGCACTGGAAGACGTGAGTTAGGAGCTGCCAATCAAGCACCTGGACACAGTGCAGGATTAGCTTTTGGTGGATACAAAGGACCTCCTGGTGCAGTTTCTAATGCGACCGAAGAGTACAATGGATCATCATGGACAGGCGGTGGAAACTTAGGAACAGCTAGACAAAGATTAGCTGGAGCTGGAATACAAACTGCAGGACTGGCTTTTGGTGGTGGTTATCCTCCAACAGCTCACTCTGAAACTGAAGAGTACGATGGTTCTTCTTGGACAGCTGGTGGAGCTTTAGGAACAGCTAGAGGAAGATTAGGAGGATCAGGACTTCAAACAGCTGGTTTAGCTTTTGGTGGATCTACTGTAGCTGAACCACCTTCAAAAACAAATGCAACAGAAGAATACAATGGAACGGCTT